AACAATTGAGTCACGGACTGGACTGACTGGCTTACTGACAGCTTTGCGTCAGAAAAGTTACTCATTTTTTCTTCGGTGGTCTGCCGCGCTTCTTGGCCTTCGGCGGACGGCCTCTCTTTTTGGCAGGTGGTTTGCCACCTTCCCATGCTTCGTTAATGGTCGGAGTTTTCTTATCGTCCCCCTTCAAACGTCCGTCCATATATCTTGCTCTCTTTGGCTCTTTAACGAGACAGGGAAAGAACAGTTTTAAGAATTTAGTCCACATCTTCTTGCTCCTCTTGTTTTGGAAGATACACTTCCACGAATGCCCCACACTCGGGACAAGTTAAATTGGTGACCATGCAGAAAAACTCATTGTCCTCATCACAATCATGATCACCACCCCAAATAAGTTCTGTCTTACAATGCCAACAATTCATCCCACTTCTCCCCAGTTATCACCAAGTTCTGCATCAACCTCGAAGGGCACATTTAAACTTGGCACACAAGTTGACATAATTTCAACGATCTTGTCCGATTGTTCCTGACTGCTAATGCTAAAGCACAACTCGTCATGCACTGTAAGCATGGGTGTCAGGCCCTCGGCATGGCAATCTACCATGGCTTTCTTTGTCTGATCGGCACTCGAACCTTGTATGAGTTTGTTCAGAGCCTTGTATGTAAAGGCACGACGTATCATACCCTTGCCACCATACTCTTTGATCGCCTCCTCGATCTTCATGGCCTTGTTGTACCCGAAAGACTTAGGCTCCCACATATCAAACCTGCATTTACGACCCAGCCATGTGCGTATTGACCCGGACTTACTAGCGGTTGACGCTGCCAGATCTGCGATACCTTTCACAAACGGCACTCTTTCATGATACTTCTCGAGCAGAGACTTGGCCTCCATCTCATCGATGTCCATAACACCAGCCAGTTTCTTACGCCCCATACCGTACATGATACCAAGGTTTACAGTCTTGGCTTCCTTACGGGTTATATCTGCGATGTCTGCAACCATCTGATGGAAGTCAGCATTGCCCTGTTGATACATATCAATTACACTATCTATCTGAGGGTGCCTGTGAACGCCCGTCAGTTGAGCACAGTAGTGTGCCAGCCAGCGTGGTTCTTGTGACGCATAGTCAAAGCTGCCCCACTTTGTACCCTCTTCGGGTATGAATAGACCACGGATCATAGACTTTATTTCTGGATCTCTTGCCGGGATCTGCTGTAGATTCGGGTGGGACGACGAAAATCTTCCTGTAACTGTCCCCCCTTCATCAGAACGAAGAGGGTTAAAATCACAATGGATGCGACCATTACACGAATGTTCAAGTATTGTCTCAACAAAGGTAGTGTTTGCCTTATTAAATTCACGCAATTTCACAATCTTCTGCGCTATGGGGTGAGTATGATTGCTAAGAAACTGCTTTGTAAAGGACGGAGCATTAGAATTTTCTGTCCTATGGTATTTAAGCCCAAGGGCATCGAACGCCTTTGCCACAGATGCAGCCGCCCACGGCTCGACCGTCACCCCGGTTTCGGTCCTTATTTCTTTTAGAAGTTCCTTCTCACGATTGCCAAGCTCGATCTGAATCTGCTCTGCACCATCGATATCAACACGCACACCTTTAGTTTTCATCTCAAGAAGTACAGGTAACAGACTGGATTCTAACTCGAATATGCTTGTGACTTCATCCTTCTTAATATCTACACGAAGCCTGTCCCAGAGCCGCAGTGTTACCGCAGCATCCTGTTCGGCATAGCTGCCCACAAACTTCGACGGCAATCTCCACATGTCACTCTTCGGATCCACATGGTACATAGCAGCCGCAGCCTTGAGCATCTTCTCGTTCTTGTATTCTCCAAGATACTCGCCTGTCAGAGAGTTTAGATTGTAGAATCTACGGTTTTCGTTGAGCAGTGGCGCGGCTATCATGGTATCGATTATCGGACCTTGAACCTCGATCCCTGCCCAGCGCATCCAGCCCAGATCATACATGGCATTGTGCATAACCTTCTCGATCTTGGGTGTAGCCATCTGTTTCTTCAGCCAGTTGACCACCAGCTTCTCCGGCAGGTTGCCCTCCTCGTGACGCACAGGATAGTAGCCAACAAAATCACCAGCCGCCACAGCGTAGCCTATGACATAGCCATCGTTCCTGCACCACCCCGGCCCCAGCTTCATCAGATTCGGATCTCTTGTCTCCAAGTCAATAGCGATACGATCATATCCTGTAAGATCAGGAAAGGATGACGGCGGCTCCCACTCATCATCACCGAATCCAAGGGCAGCTTCTTTGACATCAATATCAAGAAGGTTCATCTGCTTGTCAGTCATTTACAATCTCTCCGCCAAGGGCAGCGTATCCTATGATATCCACCCATGAGTCATCCTTTGTCATGTCTTCGGTTAATCTAGCTAATTTGAGTCCCACCATGCAAGCCACCACCTGTTCGGGTGTGATCTCCTGCTCGAGTATGATGCTCCATATCTTTGCTATGCGCTCATGGTTCTTTCTGGCCGGACCATACTCCTTGGCTCTTGGACCGTTGATAAGACTTTCTGCTGTCTTTAAAAAGAATTGTCTGTCTTTCATAACTGAAACCCATAATATGATTGTGACTCTACAATGTGCAGGGACTTTCGAGCGCGAGTCAGGCCAACATAGAATGTCCTGATCTCAGAGTCCTGATCCCTGCTCTCCACACAAGCCCTCGAGGAATCCAGAAGCAGAGCCACATTGTCTGCCTCACCGCCCTTGGCTTTGTGTATGGTTGATATCTTTATGCGCGGTGTACCTGTCAGGATTGACTCACCCATCCGGCGCACAGATGTAATGTATATCCGCTCTCGTTCAGATACCTTGAGCACCTCGTGCCACGGTGTATCAATCTCTGCCGTCAATTCACACAGCTTCTTTATGTCCAGAAAACCGTATGTTTGTTCAGTGTCCAGATTGGCAAGCTGCTTCCTTCCAGCCTTTGTAATGACATTTGCTACCATCAGTGTTGATAGCTTCTTCAGGTCTGCCGCAGACAGGAACCTGCCCTTACACAGATCGAGCCATAGCTCAATACCGCTCAACACGTTTGGTGATATCGACCAGCCTGACCCCTCGCGCCAGTACAAGAAACCCTGATCCTTGAGATCACTCGCCACCTTATTAGCTATGAAGTTTGTTCGAGTCAGTATGAGCCACTCACCTGTCCTGATATCCACATCCATGATGTCACGGTGCCAGACAATCGCACCTTGCTCATCGGTGCCCGACCATGTCTTTGGTTGCCGTGTTATCAAACGCCTGACCATATTGTCTGCTTGTTTTTGTATCGACACAGGCAGGCGGTAGGACTTGTCCAGTATTATCTTATTATCGCAGGCGTTCAGAAAATCCTTAACGTCCACACCCATCCAAGAATAGATGCACTGATCGTCATCTCCGGCATAGTATATGCGCTTGGCGTTGGGCTTCATTACCTCATGTACCATGCGCCACTGCAACGGAACCAGATCCTGCGCTTCGTCCACAATCAAAACATCGAGCAGCGGACTGTCACCCTGTTCGATAAAGTCCTCGATCATGTCTACAAAATCTACCTTGCCTGTCTCTTTCTTGTAGTCACGAAACACCTGATCCACCAGTTTGAGTTGCTGGTAGTGCAGCCTGCGATCAGCTACATCGTTGAACTGTTGCTCGATACTTATGCCTCGAACCCGTGCCATCTGAATGATGGACAGGTACGCATCACCGCTCTTACCGGGTCTGAACAGAATACCTTCAGCCATAGTTGCAGATGAGTTGGATGTAAACTCAAGACCCAAGAGTCCACCCAGCTTGGAGTAGTCCTTGCCACCCAACACCTGCTTGACCTGCAACCCTAGCATTTGAAACGCGAAGCTATGCAATGTGCGGAACCAAACCATCTGATTCACATCCATGTTTAGCTTTGCAGCCGCCCTCTCTCGAGCTTCTTCTGCCGCCTTGCGACTGAACGATACAAATGCTATCGACTCAGGTCTGGTGCCACTGTCCAGTTCCTGCTGTACAATCTCGATGAGTCTTGTTGTCTTGCCCGTGCCCGGGGGTCCGAAGATAGTTGTCTCCATTAGAACGGCACCTCACCATCTTGAACCTCGATACTTGGAACTTGAACCTCTGTATTGAACGCAGGCACCCACCACACCCGAAGCTGCTTTGACTCACCCTTGGTTGTCTTGAATCTTTTATGACCATTGGCAGAGCCTCCAGAGTTCATCTCTTTCAGACGCTCCTGAATCTGACCCCTGCTATATGTCTCGAACTTGTTGTTGCGAAGAAACTTCATCAGTGCCTCAATCTTGAAGTACGTCATGTTGTCTTCTTCATCAGTGAACGGCTTGCCAAGTGTGATCTCTTCGGCTGACTGAGCCTGTACCCTGCCATCACAAAACGACTCAAGCAGATCCATGAACTGGCCTTTGTATGTCAGTTCTTCCGGCACCTCGATCTCACTCATGTTTTCCATCATCAACGACACAATGATCTGCCACTCCGCCAGCTTCATCAGCGGTGGCATCTTGCGTATCTGTTCCATGCAGGCTTTCTGGAATCTCTGTGGTGTTTGCAGATCGTCCGTTGTCATCTCGACACGTTGCCCAGCCACATCACAAAACCACACAGGTGGCTCCGACTTGACTACACATAGCCCCGATATCTCTACGTTTGATGCGTGACCACCAATGCCATACTTCTTTGTCTTGCATAAGTTCTTGTTGCAAAAACTCTTGAGCGGCTCCTGATCACACGGGAATCCATACTCTTTCTTTTCATGCTGGTTCTGTATCGTTACAACCTCTGACGCTGGTAGCGGAGGTGTGCAATGCTTGTTGTTTATTTCCTCGAGTCGAGCTTTCCAGTTGTCGGGCTGCTCTTTCTTACAGCCCACGGCTGCTGCAAACATCACTGTGTTGCGTGTGCCTTCGGGAATTCCCTGCCCAAACATACAGTTCAGGCAGGGTGCCCACTCATCAAACTCATCGATCTGTTTGCCAAAAGTCAAACCAACAAAAACTTCTGGCTCAACACTCCTCCTATCGACAAGCTCCAAGAATTCTTTTAACGTCGCTGGTTCGCCATCTTCCTTAATAGCGTAGCGGAGCGTCTGTTTCGCATCAAAGTACGGAAGGTTAATAAAGTTCCCCACATCACCGCGCTCGACAATAATCTGCTCTTGCTTTGGAAATATCTCACAGCCACCATATCCAAGATACGATGCAATCTCTGATGCTTTGTCACGAAACTCTCCTGCGCTTATGTAACCTTTGAAGAAGAAAAATATATGTGCCCCACCAGACTTGGATCGACATACGACTGCCGGAACCTCCATCTTCTGTATCTTCTTATCAAGTGCCGCTAAGTCGAGCGGATACTGATCGATATCTAACGCACCGAACCTGCACCTGTTATCTTCATTGATGGGTATGGAACCCACACCAAGACCACCCTTTAGATGATCGGCAATGAGTTCCACTGTAAGTGGTTTGCGAACGATGATAGACTTGGCCTTCTGTTTGCCAGCCCTTCGCTCTTCTGATATTTGTGTCTGTCCATGTGCCGCACTAAATCCCTCAAACGCAGCCATGAACCTTTGTAGGTAGCTCATGGGTATCCCCTTGTTGGTTTGGGATGGGCTAATAGAAGTATCCACTAACTATGGCACTGCGACCATTGACAGTCCTGAACTGTGTTCACCCACCCCAAGAGGTATTTAAAACGGTACGTCTGAGTCTTCTTGCTTTTGCTTCTCCTCACCAGTTCCAGTTTTAATCTCACCAGCCCTGAACGAATTGTACAGATCACGAGCCTCGATAATCGCTTCAGGCTTTACGCTATCCATCTCTTCCTGCGCTACTGCGTAGTTGAACCACGAACCTTTGTCGTTGCTCTCCTGAACAGTAGTCAGCTTCCACGGCACAGCCCACATCGGTGGGTTGAACAAACCCTTGCTTGGATGCGCGATCTTCAGGCCAGCCCGACGAGTATTCCACTGCTTGGCAATCTTCATTTGGGTCTTCTTCATATCGCAGATCATCTGGATAGTTGCACCAGTATCCTCGACACCCAACACCAAGAACTGAGCAGACCGGACAAGCTCGTTACCGCTTGGTAACATCTCAGTAGAACCGTTACGCTCAGTCTTACGGATATCAGGATCATCGGCACTCAACTCACCCATGAACCCACCACCGGACTCCCGTAGTTGGAACTCCAGAAACTTGGTAGTATAGGCACACATCAACACAGTCAGACCCGTATCGGCTTCCCAAAACTGACCAGTCACCGTATTGAAGATATCACCTGCTGATGCACCCTTGATAAACTTCGAGTCCGTCTTCAGCAGTTGCGGTGACAGAGGCTGTAAGATCCGCAAGAACGGAATCTGCATATCTTCTGCACCAATAGTCTCCATACCCTGACCTTGACTATCAAACAGGTCATCCATTAGATTTGCCACCGCAGTGGTCTTTGCATTTGCTACTTCTGTTGCCATGATCTTAGCTCCTCGATATCTTGGCTTCTGTTCCTACGAAAACTCCGAACGTGTCGAAGTCGATCTCCTGACCCTTCTCAATACGATCCTTCACCCATGCTTTTAATTTCATGGGATGGACATGCGTCTTCTGGGCTGGGTCTAGCCCCTTGCTTTTGAGATCATCAACGACGGCTCCTGCCACATTATCCTGACCTGCATTAAACGATACAGTCACATCATTCTTGATAATGTCACCCTCACCGATAGAACGTATCCAAGCGAAAGCCTCATCGCGCTTCTCCTCACTGATTCGAGCGTGGACAAACTGACGTAGGGTAACCTTGTTACCATCAACGGTAATACCATCCATACCCATCTCCTGCATAAGAGACGGTATGTCTTCCTCGTTTACTTTTCTTTTACGGAACTTCAGATCTTTGAGATGCTGCTCTGTTGTTGCAATATCTTCATCGATCTTCATAGACTGACGGATAAGAGTAGACAGCGCACTGCCCTTCTCTCCATCTACTTTGTCGAACTTCTGGGCATCGACCTCCTCATCAATCAGCGAGAATATATCGCTCATCTTCCTTCTCCTTCGTTAAAGTTTTACCCCTTCGGGTTGAATGCAGACGGTATCGCCTGCAACCTGCTTGGTCAAGCAGATTCCTTAGTCAGCTTATCAGCCTCCTGTTTAACAATCCAAGTGATCTGCATTGGAATACTCCTGTGCTCCATCTCTGCAAGCTTCACTAGATCTTTGTATGTATCAACGGGCACTGCCACTGATTTGAATTTCTTTCTGTCCACAATATTCTCCTCTTGTGTTTTCATAACTTATCTCATGTATCCGGTGATCGTCAAACAATAAATTGCATTACTCCTTACGAGGCGATAGCTCGAGCCATTGCCTTGCTTCTTCGCCCAGTGTCTTTGCTGACAGATCGATCTTAGCCCGAAGACTCTTAACGATATGCTCATCGACCGTGCCCTTCGAGACAAGATCAACATAGGTCACTGTGTTCTTCTGGCCGATACGATGACATCGGTCCTCTGACTGCACCCGTGTCTCCAGATTGAAGTCATTGGCGTAGTAAATCACGTTGGTTGCTGCGGTCAACGTCAGACCATAGCCTGCGGTCTGAGGGTTAGCCACGAAGAACCTCGCATCTCCGAACTGGAAACTCTGGATTGCTTTCTGCCTGTCCTCGTCCGATGTGTCTCCGAAGTAATTGACTGTCG